GAGGCGTCATGAATTTAGAACTCGCGAAATTCGACATGAAGGCCATCAGTTTTCGCCCTGATGAAAACAAGGGCCCCGTTATCGTGCTCATTGGACGTCGTGATACCGGTAAAAGTTTCCTCGTTCAGGACTTGATGTTTCATCACCAAGATATCCCAATCGGCACGGTCATCTCCGGAACAGAAGCAGGCAACGGATTCTTCGCAGCCCATGTGCCCAAACTATTCATCCATGATGCGTATAATACCGCCATTATTGAAAATATTCTCAAGCGACAAAAAGCAGTCTTAAAGCAGGTGAAAAAAGAAATGGATACGTATAAGAAATCGTCCATTGACCCAAGGACGTTCGTTGTATTGGATGATTGCCTGTATGATAACAAATGGACGAAGGACGTGATGATGCGCCTCCTCTTCATGAACGGGCGTCATTGGAAAATCATGTTAGTCATCACAATGCAATATCCCCTTGGTATCCCTCCAAATCTCCGCACGAATATCGACTACGTTTTTATCCTCCGTGAGCCATATATTGCGAATCGTAAGCGAATCTACGACAATTATGCGGGCATGTTCCCCACATTTGAGAGCTTTTGTCAGGTCATGGACCAGTGCACCGAGAATTATGAGTGTCTCGTCATCAACAACAACGCGAAATCGAACAAATTACAAGACCAAATCTTCTGGTATAAGGCACAACAGCACGGGCCATTCAAGCTGGGCAGTAAGGAGTTCTGGGAAATATCGAAGAATCTCGGTTCTGATGATGAAAGCGAGCAGTCGTATGACCCGAATGCTGCGAAAAACAGTAAGGCGCCGAAGATTAACGTGAAGAAGAGTAAGTGGTGAGGGAAAAGCGCTTCGCAATTCGGGGTAGCAAGATGGCGATAGCAATATTATGATGGGGGAAATCGATAGTTATGGAACGCAGAGACGAATCTTACTTTAGTCTAGCCTAAATCAAGATTTCAAAATTAGCATTTAAATAATAATTATTGCTTTTCATTTATAAAAGCAATGGTCATTTCAACTGTCGCTTTCACAATTTTGCTTTTCATTTATAAAAGCTAAAACAACCGCCTATTTATCCTATTCACATTTACGCGTGTTCGGTTCAGTTAAATTATGTTTATAATTAATATTACAAACTTGCTTGTATAAAACTTGCTTGTGTAATTGAAAACAACTTAAAGACATCCGTATATACATAGTATAACATACGCTCATAACGATGTCCTCCGCTTCTTCTGCCTGCGCCGCATCTTCCGCAACCCTCAACATTGTTGAACTCATCGAAAAAAACCCGATTACAAGGTTGTCGAAACAATACAACAATCTTCTCCTTGAAAAACTTCAAGAAAATTTCAGCACATTCGACCAACAATTGTTTGTTGCTAGTTTTTATTGTTACCTCAATTATGATAAGAATACCGATTTTGTCGTCGATTTGGACCACGTTTGGAAATGGTTAGGATTCACGCAAAAGGTAACCGCAAAAACGATGATTGAAACTAATTTCAAAATTGATGTTGATTATAAGAATGTATCGTCAGATGATAGCGACGACGACCAACCATCTAACTCACCAAACAAATCCGGTTCCGAAAAACCCAAAAAACATGGCGGCCACAACAAGCAAACCATCAAACTCACCATCCGGTGCTTCAAACTTCTCTGCCTTAAAGCACAAACCAAGAAAGCTGGTGAAATCCATGACTATTATTTGCGTTTGGAAGAAACACTCCACCAAATCCTTGATACCGAAACTAGCGAACTCCGCGCCCAACTCGAACAAAAGAACGAAGTCATCTCCACACTCAACCAAGCCACCATCACCCTCACCCAAGAAAAGAAACGTGCGGTCGAGAAAACCCTTATCAGCCAATTTCCAGTGAATACTCAAACCATTTATTTCGGCACCATCGACAACACCAATGCCGACAACGAAAAACTCATCAAATTCGGACAGACCAACGACCTCGCTACTCGCGTCGCAGACCATCACAAGAAATACACGAACTTCATTCTCGCCGCCGCATTTCGTGTGACCAATAGATCTGAAATTGAGAACCACATTAAATCGCACCCAAAAATCAAGCGTCAACTTCGCACGATTGAAGTCGCAGGTAAAAACAAAACCGAAATCATCGCATATGATAACACCAATTTCACGATTGCCCGCCTTACAAAGCACGTCGAAGACATCATTCACGCTACAATGTACAATGTGGAAAATTTTAACAGGCTTATTCAACGCAATCAAGAATTGGAAGCCGAGAACGCGAAGCTTGTCAGTGACCTCGAATCAAAAAAGAAGGCGATTCATGAACTCACCCTCGCTAATAATGAACTCAAAGAGAAGACCGCACAACAGTCGCAAGCACTTCAAATCGTCGCAAGCGAAAATGAATCTCCCTTCACCCAACACATTCTTCTCCCCGATAATGAAATGACGCAAAAGTTTGACCAATTCGTCGCAACATGCTGTATTGTGCGCCCTGACGTCGAAGAAGAGTCGGTGAATCTTGAAGGTCGATTCCGTCTATGGTCGCATACGAAACCAACAAAAGAGACCTTCCACGCACTGAAGCATTATATGGACGTCAAATTCAAACCCAAGCGTATCGACCGTATTCACGGCTATCAGGGTATCAAATTGAAGACAGTGGAATACAAGAAGGTTATCGCAAATGAGGCCGAAAACCCAGCACAATTCAGTGTTGAGACATTTATATTCCAGTGCTGTAAGTTCTCTGACCGTGGTAAAATCCTGAATTCTACTCTTCTGAAAGAGTATCAGCAATGGAAAATCTCCGTGGGACAGACACCAAGCGAAACCGACATGAAGAACCTGAAGACGTATTTGAATGCGTGCAAAAACGCACTGAAAGCCACGATTTGGGCTGAAAATCAAACTTCCAATGACGGCTATTACGGCGTATCGCTAAGTGAAAATTATTACACGATGACACAAGCCGTTATTCAAGGACAGGCCAATCCGGTGATTAGTGTTCAAATTTCAACCACCGGTAAGAAAGTCGAGAAACGCCTTGTCAATTCAAATCAAGTATTGAAGACATGGGATACGATTGCGAAAGCAGCCGTCGCTGAAGGGTTCTCCACCGCCAAAATGAGCCGCAGTGTCAAAGACAAAACAGTCTTCAATGATTATTATTACTGTGTCGCACAGTCCGTCTAAGTAACGAATTCGCACGACTAGTAATAATAAACATTCATTTTATCTGTGGATTATAATATTATATTTTATTATAACACATCATTCTTCGCTCTTCCATGAAAACGCTCCAATTTACGAAACCGAAGACGGCGACGTCTTCTACCGATTTTTATGCTGTAACTGCCGACGCAAAGAATTCATCTCTTAGTTTCGGTGGCGGATACAGCCAGTCTAGCGGTTGGAACGCCAACGTCACATTTACCAAAAAATGGTAATTTACCAAAAAATGGTAAATAACACGCACGCGTATATATTTTTTCAAGATTATTACTACTGTATCTCCCCAGTAGTAATAATGACAGTTGTTTTCATTTAGAATATTCAAATACTAATCAACATTATCCATATCCTTCGCATCGCCCGCACTCGACAACCGCGACAATCCGTGGTCGCTATTCTTATCCATGACGACATCATCGCCCTCGAACAACTCCTTACGCATCTCATCGACGGTCATTGAGATAGACGCGGTCTCATCGGCGTCGTTCCAAATACCGCCGCCAACTCCCTCCTCGCCGGCGTCGGCGTCGGCGTCGGCACCGCTTCTCGAGTTCTCCAGATCACGCGGCTTCGCATCCACCAACGTCTCGCCGTCCTTCGCCAACATCTGCGTGAGCTTATTGCCACTCTCTTTCGCCAATTTCATATTCTCCTGAATCGCCTTCGCCTTCGTATCTTTGACACGCTTCTCGAACTCCGTCTTGGCCTGCTCCTCGTTCTTCTTCTTCTCCGCCATCAACTGGTTCAGGGTCTCCTCCATATATTCAACGCGACCAGTCTTATACGCGTCAGGGTGAAACGGCACCCACAATCCAACCGGACCGACGAAGACATCGTGATTGGGGTCCACCTCACGCAACATCTGACAACGCAATTCCGCCTCCTTCTGTGAGCCGAATACGCCGCGCACCTTCAATCCACGCACGGATGTCTGGAATTCATGCTTCTCGTTGAATTCGGTCTCCAAGTCGTCCTCGTGCTTGTCTAGGAACGTCTTATACTCGTCATAGATGTTCGTCTTTTGAAGCGTTTCCTTCTCTTCTTTAGCAAACTCTTGAAAATCGGTGGTCAGTTTATCGAAACTGACATGGTATTTAAATGAAACGAAATTAAGGAACTGAACGAACTTCTCCATCGACTTCTGGTAGTCCCAGTAATGAAGAAATTTCTCGAAGAAGAAATGGTCCTTCTGCTTCAAAATCGATTCCGGAGAAACAAAAGACAGACATGCGAATTTTTGTCCAGCAATAGGCTTATCTTCCTCTAGCAGGTCGATATATTTAGGATTTACATCACCTGTTTTGGTGTGTTTCAATTCGACACCGGGTGGGGCTGGGATGCGGGCGGCGGATGATGTTTGTTTCGACATAACTATAATATAGTATAATAAAGTTGTTTAAGTGATTTATTGAATCTTGCGTTAAATCACTATAATAAAATCGCACTTGTAAATATTAATTTCTTATTATTATTTATAATAAGTCATTCAAATGTCTGGTGTTTTTGATTTAGGCGAACTCGTCAAGAGAACCATTAAGTACTTGGTTGAAGGTGTTATGGTTGCAATCGCAGCCTACGCTATTCCTAAGCGCAGCCTTTCCTTCGATGAGGTTGCTCTTATCGCCCTTACCGCCGCGGCCACCTTTAGCATTTTGGATACCTATGTTCCCAGTCTTGCCGTTTCAGCAAGAACCGGTGCTGGCTTCGGTATCGGTGCCAACCTTGTCGGCTTCCCCACCCCCCTCCGCGTGTAATACAACGTCGTCATTGTCGACTAGAATTCCGCTATAATATATGCTTCAAGTAGTATATATTACAGTAATGGTTGTATTGCCTCAATTACATGAATTTCGGTCATGGATTGGACTACCGACGCCTAAAAAAGAAAGTGGCGCCGTAACTGAACTACGCGAACGGTTTGATTCGTATCACTATCATATCGTTGAGCGCGACCCTGACCGATTTCGAATATTCGTCGCATTTATGATTGCGTATATCATCGTTCTACTCGCACAGCCTACACGATATTATTGGTGGTATCCATCATTTAATCTCTCCATACCAGGTATCGGTAACGCATTTCCAGACAGTCGTATCGAGGTCGAACTCGTCGTCAGCGAATATATCATGAAGCGAATGCCGAGTGATGTCGCATTTTTTAGAATCACCGATATGAATCCCGCCGCAGCATTTACAAATATAATTAAACCCGATGAAATGACGGCGGAGGAGATGGACAAGATTATGACGAGTTCGCGTGTCATGTTTGTCACTAAAATGTTGAAATGGGCATATAATCGTGCTCGTCCTGCACAAATCGCACCCGACATCATTAACGAGAAAAACGGCACACTGCTTCAATCTGGTTCGGCGGCGACGCCCTCCTATCCATCCGGCCACGCAGTACAGACGTATTATTTAGCGAAAATACTCGCACGACGATTTCCTGCGAAGACCCAAGCGGTCATGGAAATTGCGACGAAATGTGCGAATATCCGTATTATGGCGGGGCATCATTACCCGAGTGACCGCGACTTTGGGTGGTGGGTAGTGGACCGGTATTTAACAGACACCTAGCCACACACACACACACACACACACGCAGCCATGCTAGACAGTAGACAGGGGGGTGGGTCAGCGTCTTCCCGTGGCGGGTTTCTGTTTCACAAGGTCAGTCATCATCTTTTCATAATCTACCACTTGTTTTTCAATATCACTATATCCCGGACGTTGTGTTACACAAATCGGGGTGATAAGATACCAGCGGTCGGTTCGTTGAAGGCGTTTCCAATACATATCGCAAGCAAATTCCGGCTTATTTTCCGGGTTGGCTTCAAGTCCAGCGAGACCATTTTCAAAGTTTTCAAGTAAGGTATCATAATAGCGGCTACATACAAGGTAACATCCGGTAGTTTGACAATTCACAACCCGAAAACAATCCGGGGCTTCTATTTTAAATGGCGGGTAATTGTTCCCGGAAAATAATACGACATCCCAGTCGTCTTTAAACCGCGAGAGAAACGACGAAACCTGATGAACCAACACCTCGGGGTGAATGAAATGCGCGTCATCTTCGAAGATAAGAACGTGGTCCCAGCCATTATTTTTCGCAATACGCAAACATTCGATATGACTTTGCGCACAACCGACCGCACCATGTTTATGCTGAATTGCGGAAAATCGCGAAACAGGAAAAAATGAAAAATCGGCGGGGTATAGCGTATGAAGTTCTTGGATTTGAGATTCGAATAATAATCGACGGTCATTGCGTGAATCCAAATTGATGTATATCGCATGTTTAATATCGGAAAATCGCCGAAGCATCGTAATTCTAGAATTCTATAAATAAACTTAAAAATATTGGCTTTATATACTGTATATCTTATACATATTGTATCATGCTTACAATCACAATTATGGGCGGGTTAGGTAATCAACTTTTTCAAATATTTACAACTATCGCCGCAGCACTTCGCAATCACGACACGTTTTTTTTTATGGAACATCAGCAATTGCCGGGGCATCCGGGACATTCACGATACACGCACTGGAGCACCCTTTTCGGTTCATTACGCAAGTATCTTACACCTAGTAACGCTGACACTGATAAAATGTTTCAGTCGGTGGCACGTTGGGACGAAATCGGGTTTCATTATACCGCACTTCCAACGGAAACGAGTAAATATACGAAACCGCTTCGTCTTCATGGCTACTTTCAAAGTGAGAAATATTTCGTGGATAAATACGCCGAGATATGCGAAATGTTACATCTTTCACAACAACAATCGCGGATAAAGGCCATCTACGGAAATGAATCATGGAGTAATGATTACCTCGAATCACCGCAAAAGTCGCGGATATTAGTAAGCACACACTTTCGTATCGGCGACTCGGTATTTAATCTACATATTCACCCAGTTATGTCGGTAGACTATTATTATCGTGCGTTGTCACATATTATAACGACGACGACGACGACGACGACACCTGCGTGTTATTCGTTTCTTGTGTTCTATGAACCATGCGACAAGGAAATCGTTTTCAAGCACATCGCGGCGTTGAAACACCGTTGTGCTACGGATACGACCGGATCTGCGTATGGACGCGACATCGAGTTTCATTTCGTGCGTGATACTATCGCAGATTGGCAGCAGATGCTGTTGATGAGTGTATGCGACCACAATATCATCGCGAATAGCACATTCAGTTGGTGGGGTTCGTATTTTAACGCTAATCCGGGGAAGGTTGTTTGCTATCCAAGTGTTTGGTTCGGTCCGGGTGTCTCACACGATACACGCGATTTATGTCCGGCGTCATCGTCATGGGTGAAGATTGATGCTACGGCGTCGGTATAAACACCCAATCAAATTCAAGACATATCTGTTTCCATATCTGGTCTTGCTCTATCCGCTTCTCGCGGTCTTTCAGCATCGGGAAAAACGGCAGAAATTCGGTTCGTCCAAGCAGTTCGCACAACTTATAAACCGTATAATAATAATTCAGGAAATTCACACGGTCGTCAGGGCAGAATTTCGCATATGGCCCCTGAATCTCCATAAACAGATTACACAATCGCTCTTCCAAATCCGGTGTCATCACTGGCGGTTTAATCCCCAATTTATCTTTAATAAATGGAATGTGTTCATAGTATTTATTAAATCCCAGTTTCTTCATGATTTCTTTCGCTTTCTTATCAGTGAATTGAGAAATTTCAATCCGCTCCTTCTTAATTTGCTGCTTGATGCTTTCAAGGACGTGGTCAGGTATCGACGTCGTCTCCTTCGCCTGAAATTGTGCGAGGATTTCGCGGAAATGGTTGATGCGTTTATACGCGTAAAAACACGCCTCTTTAGGCGGTTCCTTATACGACGGCTTCTCATTATCAATAAGAAATACGACTTGTTTAGCACATTTATTACATACCATGATTCCTTCACTTTCGATGGGAATCAGCTCGCCTTGCCGACAGAACTGGCATATATCCGTCGAATACACATATTTAGAAACATCCATATAGGTCTGGTCGATACTCGCCAGATATTTTTCGACATTATTATGCTGGTTTTTGAATAATTCTTCTGTTTTTTTGGCTTCTGGAAGATTGAAGAACGCATTTAGCGATTTTGTTTTCATTGACCCGCCATTTGTGATCGTCTTCTTCGTCTCGAAATACTCGAAAATGAACTCGCTGTTATGTAGATAATAGTTCTTATAGTCTTGCTGATGCTTTTTAATCGTGGCGTTGATTTCTTTAATACGGTCGCGGATCTCTAGGCACTCCTCTAGCGGCGATTTATATTTAGCATTTTCGCAGACAATCTCGTTACCCCCGCCACCTGCGGTGTGTCCATTCTTAAGAAGTGACAATCGTTCTTTTAGGGAGTTCTTTTCATTCTCAAGTTCTGGAATCACGGTGTCTTGGACATATTGAAATTCCGTCTGTAATTCTTTATGCTTACTATCAAGCGTCGTAATACTTCGCTCGTCAAGAATAATCTTTTTCGGCGGTTTATACTTAAATAATGACATATTCGCCGTCACTCTGCCACAGCCGTATATAAGAAGTTTAGCAGTTTTTGTTTAATTTGTATTTATGTCGTATAATTGTTTTGCGGATTAATATGTCAATTTCGCCATTTTTTTTTCTTTTTCAATAGTATAACAAGCATTTTATAATGGGTGGAGGACTTATGCAACTTGTCGCCTATGGCGCTCAAGACGTTTACCTGACTGGTAACCCCCAGATCACTTTCTGGAAGGTTTCCTACAAGCGTCACACTAACTTCGCCATGGAGTCTATCGAGCAGACTTTCAACGGCCAGGCTGACTTCGGTCGCCGTGTGACCTGCACCATCTCCCGTAACGGTGATTTGGCTTACCGCACTTACCTTCAGGTGACTCTCCCTGAGATCAGCCAGTCTCTTAAGAACACTTCTGGTGGCGGCGGCGTCTATGCCCGTTGGCTTGACTTCCCCGGTGAGCAGCTCATCTCTCAGGTTGAGGTTGAGATCGGTGGCCAGCGCATCGACCGCCAATACGGTGACTGGATGCACATCTGGAACCAGCTTACCATGTCCACTGAGCAGCAGCGCGGCTACTTCAAGATGATCGGCAACACCACCCAGCTCACTTTCATCACCGACCCCTCTTTCAATGATATCGATGGTCCTTGCGACGCCAACGCCCCTCGTCAGGTTTGCGCTCCCCGTAACGCTCTCCCCGAGACCACCTTGTACGTCCCCCTTCAGTTCTGGTTCTGCCGCAACCCCGGTCTGGCTCTTCCCCTCATTGCTCTTCAGTACCACGAGGTCAAGATCAACCTTGATATCCGCCCCATCGAGGAGTGCTTGTGGGCTATGTCCAGCTTGAACAACGCCGCTGGTGCCGGTGCCGCCGTCAAGGTCACCTCCGCCTACAACCAGTCCCTCGTCGCCGCCTCTCTCTACGTCGACTACGTGTTCCTCGACACCGATGAGCGCAGACGTATGGCCCAGAACCCCCACGAGTACCTCATCGAGCAGCTCCAGTTCACTGGTGATGAGTCCGTCGGTTCCTCTTCCAACAAGATCAAGCTCAACTTCAACCACCCCGTTAAGGAGCTCATCTGGGTTGTCCAGCCCGACAAGAACGTCGACTACTGCTCTTCGCTCGACTCTGGCTCCGTTCTTAACCGCCTCCTCGGTGCTCAGCCCTTCAACTACACCGACGCCGTCGATGCCCTGCCCAACGCCATCATGGCATTCGGCTCTCACGACGCTGTCGCCCACACCACCGGCTCTTATATCAGCGCCTCCGGTCTCTTCACTGACGCCGGTGCCGCCGATGTTTACACCACTGGAACTTCTTGGTGGCACGGAGCCGACGCAAGCACCGCCGGAACTTACAACTTGCCCAACTTCGGGTCGGCTGTCGGTTCTGCCACCTCAGGTGTCTCTGATGCCGGCACTTTTGTCCTCACCGAGACTTCTCTCGACATGCACTGCTGGGGTGAGAACCCAGTCGTCACTGCCAAGCTCCAGCTTAACGGCCAAGATCGCTTCTCTGAGCGCGAAGGAACTTACTTCGACCTCGTTCAGCCTTGGCAGCACCACACTCGTGCCCCTGATACCGGTATCAACCTGTATTCCTTCGCACTGAGACCCGAGGAACACCAGCCTTCCGGCTCGTGCAACTTTTCTCGTATTGATAACGCTACCCTTCAGCTTGTTCTTTCCAACGCCACCGTTGAGGGAACTAACACTGCCAAGGTTCGCGTGTATGCCGTGAATTACAACGTTTTGAGGGTTATGTCCGGAATGGGTGGGTTAGCGTATAGCAACTGAGCATTTCAAAATTTTTATCTTACGATATATCGTCACATTTTTTGTATTCAAACTATAAAAAATATAACGCTGTTTTATTATTCCATTCGTAATTTGATAGATTTCAGTCACAGTCATAAAACAACTCCACGATTTCAACCGTCTTCTCCGTAGCGTTTTCGGGGTTCGTCCAATATTCAACTTGTTCGCGCAACCTCTCCAAGCGCGACTCCCATTCTTTCTCCTTTGATTTCTTCACTACACAAATACCTTTCCCATTCACACCCCAGCACGAAGTAACGCTCTCACCGTTTTCGTCGGTATGCTCGTCAGGGTTAAATCTAATGAATATTACAGGCCGATGGTTTAGATCTTGTGACAATTCCATTATTCGTTTATGTTCGCAAGAGCAGTCATAGTTGGTATGTTGGTTTTCATCCACTTCCACAATAATGATTTGGTATCCAAGGTCAAGCATGATGTCCGGACGACGAAGCGAGCATCCATCCGTTATCGTTTTATCAGCAACCCAGCTTAAATCTGGAAATTTCGATGTAATGTATTCAACCACACAGCGTTCCTTGGTTTTGTAGTTCCGAGAGATGGGTTTGTCGGGAAACATGTGTATGAAACAATTAACGCAGTAACCATCGTATTTCTCGACAAAAGCATATGTATTACACCATTCATTCCGGCAAGTTTTATTTTTGATATCTTTCATATTTGGGAGTTTATGACTATAACAATACAAAGCAGTTTTTTCATTCGCATAATTATAATTTGGGATTATAGTACACCCTTCTTGTACGCATCTTTTACTTTTAACATTTATCATGTCATCATGTTTATGAATACAACATAAAATTGGTTTCGTTTCAGTTTTGTAATTATACGTTGGTCGTGTTCTACATTCTGGGTAAGTACATAGTTTATTTATTATATCAGACATTCCTTGTAATTTATGCTTTTTACAATACAAGCCCTTTTTTTCTCCGTGATAATTGCAAGAAGCAATTGTTTTGCATCCGTGGTGAATACATCTTCGATTTTTTACATCAATCATATTTTCAAGACGATGAGAAGAACAATACAACGCATTTGTCATTCCTTCATAGTTATATGTAGGTCTTATTTTACACCCAGTATAAATACACGGTTTATCCTTGACGTTAACCATGGTGTCCTCTTTATGAAGGTTGCAGTATAAAAGCTTAATTTCTCCTTCATAATTATAGATTGGATATTTCGTACACCTCACCCCCTCCTCATCAATAAAAGCACACTTTGACATATTTCTACCCTACTTATAAATCCACCCTACCTAATTTAATTTCAATTTTCCCTCAAATCAAAAAATTGAAATTGTTTATTCCATTTCACTCTAATCCATACACGGCTACACTTCGTTCGGCTACACTTCGTTCGGCTACACTTCGTTCGGCTACACTTCGTTCGGCTACACTTCGTTCGGCTACACTTCGTTCGGCTACACTTCGTTGCGCTCATTCGTCGGCTTCACTTCGTTACGCCATGCTCCAATTCCAATCACAACACGACTATATCACCCAGAAATACTCCGCCCCTGCCGCATCTGCCGCCACCGCATCCGGCGTGACCTTCAAACCCGGCCATACGAAATCTCTCGGCCGCACCGCCAACCAAATGAAAAATCCGCTCTGGGAAATCACAAATCCACAAACCGGCGAGGTCACATCGGTTATTATGTACTGCGAACCCAACGAATACTGCGAATTATGTCCCACGAGTTACCAAAAAATACTGGAATACGAGGCAAACCACAACAACGGCGAGAAGATCACTTGGTATAAAACCACGAACGGATATATTTACTGTCACAATAACGTCTTCATCCATCAAGTCATTATGGACACATGGGGAAACGGAAAAGGGACGAGCATCGTAAGTGTCGACCACATCGACCGAAATCCCATGAACAATCGATACGACAATTTGCGGATTGCGCCGATGCAAGAACAACAAAAGAACAGCAAAGGAACTGCGGATGACGGAACCAAACGCGAGAGAAAACATAGTGCTCGCGCTCTTCCCGTTGGCATCACCCAAGATATGATGAAGAAGTATGTCGTCTATTATTTTGAATACTTGGATAAAGAACACACACGGTCGAGAGAATTCTTCAAGGTTGAGAAACATCCCAAACTTGAAAAACCGTGGATGACGAGCAAATCCGAAAAAGTGTCGCTGTTACAAAAATTGGAAGCCGCCAATAAGGTCGTAAGTGATTTGGAAAAGGGCATCTTCCCTGAAGATACAGCACCTGCGGCGGTTCTGCCTAAATATATCTCGCTCGTCGTTGTGCGTGAAAAACCGCACTTGGTATATGAGAGAAGACGACAGGACAACGGCGTTCGTGAAGGATTGCGCATGGTCCTGCCTGAAAACTATACAATCGATGACGAAATCGTGAAGATGAAAGAGAAAGTAGAGGCAAAATACGGTGCGGGGGCGATGGATTAAAGTCATCATAAAATTGAATCAACCAATCATATTATCAACCAATAATATCAACCCATCAACAACCACCAATGCGACCACTTCGACTTGTTCTCCCAACCGACCTTATCCCCGGCAAAATGTATCTCATCCGCGAAAAACGGCCGGAATTTGCCCACCTGAATAGCAAAGGCGTCTTTGTAATAAATGAGTATCCGTCTTCGCCTCATCAGTGTACGATGAGCCATTTCACGAATGTTCAGTCGAACAATAATACAAATCACCCCGACCTGTGTCTTCAAGACGTATATTGGAATTATTATGAAGCCGATGCTCTTGAACGAGCATACACTACCCAAGCGCTTCGCATGATTACAGGCGACCCCGATTTCATATTTGATGATTATTGACGATAATCCTAATTCTAGGACGATAACCTCATCATTATATATAGTAAAAATTCATATTCCAGATAGCGGTGAATTTTTATTATATTTACACGGTGATTGAATTATTATGATGATGCTACCTGCCTGCCTGCCTACACCCCCCTCACCACCCCCATCCCAACCATCCGCCACAGAATGACCGAGACGATACATCCAGCGATGAAACCGTTGCCGGCTGCCTCCAAGGTCTTTCCAAATAAGAAATAGGCGATGGCTGGGAACACGATATACGTGAGCACGGCGTAAAACGCCATAACGCCGGTGTATTTTGTGAGGTTGAAGTTGAGATTCATGGAAGATATAAAGTATCAGGAGAAATAAAAATACCGTTAATTTTTATTTGTATTATGGTTATTTATTCTTCGTCTGGTTCGATGCGAGTACTGTCATATGTTCTGCAGGGGAAGCTTGGAAACTGAAGCTGTTCTGCGCTATTATTTAGTTTTGGTAATCCGTGCACATAACCAGAACATCCTTGTGAAATCCACTTTCTATATTTATCGCCGTATTGGTTACACGTAATTTTTTTGAACTTCAATTCGCCAACATACACTTTTTCAAATTGTTTCAATGAATATACTCTTCCAATCATCATGTAAGATGTGGTGTAGTTTTTTCTTTTTTCTTCTTTTTCCCATGCACGGGAGTCATTGTCGTCACTAATTTCATTTCGATAATAGATATGCTGTTCTCCATGTGATGAAATTGTTGACAATAACTGATTACTACCATGGAGACCAGGGGAGCCGCAAAACGGCACTACCTTCACATCATTTTCCATCTCTGTCATCCGTTCCTCTATTTGTTTCACGCTCTCGTTCAGCGCGGATTGTTGCCCTTTCAGCATATCACGCAATGCACGCATATCCTCCTGCATCATCAAAATTTGATTGCGTAGTTCCGTATTTTGTGCGTAAAGTTCCGCCACTTCATTCTCCTTTGTCATCGCCCATTCTCTCGCCGCCTCCTTCTGTTCCTTCTTGCTCTTGCCCTGCGTTGCTCCCATGTTCGTTTGGTGGGTCGTCTATGGTAGTAGACGGTTTGTCGATAGAACGTTCAATTTTATTTACATTCACCGCCTCCACCCCCGCCGCCCGTATTTACAATGCTGGCGTTGAGAGAATCCGCGCGGGCGGCGGCAGTTGATACTGCGTTTGTATTTCATCGACCACCGATGAGGACGGCGAGGATGGCGTCGTCGTTTCGTAATCGTATTTACCATTCAGTATATAATAACTGATTATTATATCAACCAATGACAAATTTCAATGACATTCTCAAACAATACCAGAATTTACTTTATTTGATAGGGCGAATATTCGCATTATTTATTTTTGGCCCTTATTTAGTTTACATCGGTAATAAAATCAAAAACACGATATTGATACTACTTGGTATACTCCTCATAATTTGGGATGGTGCTAAATTAGGCGTCCAGATGTATTACAACGATTTTTCATACTAATGCTCCGCTCCGCTCCGCTACAGCCCCTGTAACAACCCTTCAATACTATCGAGATCCGTCAAAAACCGCGGATACAGTGCGTTAAATTCGCGCATCTTGACGAAACAATCCGTGTAGGACTGGTCGAGGAGTTCCTCTGTAACGTCGGTCCATCTCTCGACAACCAAGCATGGAAACGCCGCATAGAGCCGGTCAAACACCGTATGTGTCCGGATGACAATCGGAATGCAACCGAGATAAATACATTCATAAAACCTGTGTGTATCCACGCCGACTCCACGAGGACAAAGTGCGTATCGGCTTTCGAGTGTTTTATCATAGACGAGTGCCGTAGGAACAATTCCCCACATATTCGTAAGAACCGCTTCCGGTGTGACATTAAGATTATACACGAATGATGACGACTCGGGCGAAGTAAAGAGGTCATAACACTCCTGACGCGACGGGTGTGTGCATAGAGTGAAACAAAGCAAGCATTTAATCGGGCGTACATTTGCACCCAACGTAGTGCGAAGCGACGCACCCTTTTCAAGGAGGCATTTGTGGTAGAACCCGCGAATGCCTTTGCAGATAGTTCCGCAATCCCGTATTCCAATCGGCATAATATGGATATTGGGGTGGTCGTATTCATTATTCTGGATAAAAATCCGCTTACTTACAGGAAGCAATCTCTCGACAAAGCCCCACGCAACTAGCGGTTCTGCCATAATATAAAACACGACGCGGACGTTACGTGCTCGCAGAATCTCGACGAGGGCATGGACCGACACATTCGTTTCCATCGTCGATATAAAAATCGAATCTCCATCACGCAACTCTGCGGCGTATTCTGCGGAATCATGAATTCCTACATTTACGCGGTTGGTGTAACACAATGTGCTGTGAAGTGCGAAGCCGATTTGCGACAATTTGAAGATGAGTCCGCCAGATAATTCGCGTTTATTGCGTTGGATTGCGTTCATTCCGTAGCTCGTTGATATTTAGGAGCGTTTCGTCTTTATATGTTTTATACTGCGGATATACAAAATGGAACCTGCCGATGCTGCCGATGCTGCCGCTGCTGCCGCTGCTGCCCCCGACACGACTCTTCTCTTGTTAAGAAACGACAAGCGCGAGAGAAAGCACACCGCACAATCCCTGCCGCCGGGTATTACGCATAACATGATGAAGAAATTTGTCGTATATTACCGCGAGATGACCTACCTTAAAAGTGGGAAACAGCAACCGAGAGAATATTTCAAGGTAGAGTCCCACCCGAAATTATCCAAACCATGGGTCAGTTCCAAATCCGCGAAAATCTCTCTGGTCGAAAAGTTGAATCACGCAAATCAGGTTGTCGCGGATTTAGAAGCACAGACGGATGATGCGGCCATATGTGCCGCCGAAGAAGAAGATATAACGACCGTTGTCGAGAGATGGACGAAACATCTTCCAAAATATATGATGCTGCGTATTGGAAAGTCGGCACCGACGCCGACGCCGACGCCGACGCCGACGCCGACATTGAGCCTTATATATGACCGTAAAGATAATCAATACAGAACCCGATGGACTTCTAGTTATACATTTTCAGTGAATTCCATCAAAGACGCCGATGCTATTATTTCTGCCGCAATTGCGGCGTTACGAGAGAAAATACGCGATAAATACAATTTAGATGTAGTAAGTATATAAATATTTAATCGTGGTATAATATATAATATGTTGCTACTACCACATACATCTTCTATACCGGTCGAGAATATAGAAGACGACTATGACAATGACAATGACGATGACGCATGCCTTATCACCCCTAAGGCTCCTAGAGGAAAACGTAGCGACTTAACTGAAAAAGACTTGGATGAATTTAAAAAATCGCCCTTTCATCTACTACTAATGGCACAAGAGACCGAATGACAAATTAGATGATACTTCGTATTCTAAGCATTTGAAAAAAAATTGAAATGTTTTTCTTCAACTAAGATGTATAACGTCGCAAGCCGTCAAGAACTACCGAAACAACAAGAAATGTCATCCAACGTCAATACTACTACTACCAATACCCGCCGTTTTCCCGATGGGCAGATGAGACCTGCCGACAGCAAATTCTGCAAGGTTTGCTATGACGCAGGCCTTCCAGTTGCCAACTACACGGACCACTTTGTCAAAGACCAGCCCGGACCCAATGGAAAAGTGGTCTGCTCAACGCTCCTGAATCAAGCCTGCCGAATCTGCCAAAAGACTGGACACACGTCATCCTACTGCTCCCAATACCGTCGCCGTGAAGAACCCCGCCGTGAAGAACCCCGTCGTGAAGAACCCCGCCGTGAAGAACCCCGTCGTGAAGAACGCTACATCGAGCGCGAGCCCCGTCGTGAAGACCGCTACCGTGAAGAACGCTACATCGAGCGCGAGCCCCGTCGCGGTTCATTCAATGAACTTCGTGACGATACTGAGCGCCGTGAACGCGAAATCCGCGAACGCGATGATGCCTACTACCGTGAGCAAGAAGAACAGCGTCGCCGCGATTCAACGCCATGGCTTCAGGCGGTGAAGCAAACACCACGTGACAACACTCGTCGCGCCCCATACGCTCATCCTCACGGCCCTCGTGTTCGCTTGAACCTCGAAGCACCCGCACTTTCGGCAGCCAAACACGGAACCGCGTTCAATGCACCACCACCCGCCAATGACGCCGAATTCATCGTCATCCGCGGTCATCAACACCCCCTCGTCATTCCCGGCGCAATTGATGTTCGCGCCGTCAATATTCCCCACAGCGAACAATGGGGTGACGAAGAAGTTGGCGCACAGTTCAACCCTGATGAGATGTGCGAAGAGTTCCTGCGCAACATGTAAAAAGACGGAGGACGGAACCAAGAAAGAAGGTAAGTAATTGCGTAAAAATTTGTGTATTATATTTATGAAATCAAAAACAAAAACAAAAACAAAAAAGTGTGCGTGTGTGTGTGTGTGTGTGTGTGTTTTTTTATATTCCAATACGTATGTATTGTGTCTTCTCATATATTCCAGAGAATAAATTGAAATGATTTTCATCTTTATTCCAATGAACATATACATACACACGCTGTTGGATTAGAATAAAATGGAAAAACGCACCACCGCCGACGACAACAACATGAAGGAAATGACCGACGAGTGGTTACTCGCATTTTTCAAAGACAGTGAAAAGGGTAATAAAGAACCGGAGGAGGAGCCCGAAATCACAACGCAAGAACAAATATACAGTTATCCGGACGGAACTGTGTATATGGGTCATATGGCAGAAGACAAGGAGGTTGTATGCGACAAGGAGGCAGCATATACTACTACTGCCATCACTTATAAACGTCACGGCTCCGGAACTCTCCGCGCCCCAGCGTTTGTTTACGGAATACCGTTGAAGAGTTATACTCGCGACGAAGCGGCAGAAAACGCACATTTGGCGAAATGGCACGAATATATCGGGACTTGGAAAAACGACAAGCTTCACGGCTACGGGGTTCATCTTCAAAAATCGGGCAACGGCAGCGAAATCGTGATATTCCAGGGTATATGGGAAAATGGAAAACCGAAGAAGTCGGTTCATTCCAAAGACGATGATGGAGATTACGATTTCGACGAATCTGTGTTTGGATGGTAAGTAACCGCGTATGTATGGAAGAATAGCGAGGCGATGTGGAACGGGAAAAAATTGATGGGTAGGTCCCCCGTCATTTTTTCTGTTCCGCCGGAAAAAATTGATGGTCCCCCGTCATTTTTTCTGTGTAACGGGAAAAAATTGAATCCTTTTTTCATTATAATGGATATACAGCCATCCCCGACGCAACAATGACAACGACAAGAATCCCGCCCCCGAAATATACCCGACTGGATATGGCAAAACTACCGCCGTTTCGTCTGGAAAGAATACCCTCTGCGGATTTGAAGAAAACTGTTCCAGATTGGGATTATTCGTCCACGATAAGATACAAGAACGTATGGGACGACGAAGCAGAAGCAAAACGTGCAGAAGACGAAGAAAAAGCCGACCTTGCGCGAACCTTCAGTGTTCCTACCCAGACCAAATCTACGAAGATGCGACACCCCTTCTGTAAGTTTTGTAAGCAACGCAAACTCCCACTCAAAGAGTGCAAGACGCATTACACGAAAAGCGGACCTGAGTTTGGCTCGAAAATAACGTGCCCGCTCCTGCTCCAGCAACAGTGTGCACGATGTGGCGAAATTGGGCATACGCCAAAATACTGCAAAAGCGAACACTGGCTGAAAACCGACCCGCGTCAAATCACGGCCTATCGCAATTGTTACAATATGGACTGGTTTGATTTGGGAATGATTGAAGGTGATGAACGTATCCATTTCTGGCAGAAACCGATTCCGCCTGCGCTCCAGAAGCGACATGAAGAATACGAGGAGATGTTTGTGAAACCTTCGCGAATCTGGATTGAAATGACGGGCGACCACAACCATTACACCAATGATTTCAGGATCGTGATGATGTTTCGCACCAAAGACGACTGGTTTGATGTGCGTCCCAGAACCGAATACGAAAACATCGTTCAAGAACATTACAATTGGATGCGGACGATTATGTGGGACGAATCGCGTCAAACCCATCGCGACAAGTTCTATTTTGTGAATATGCCACCGCCGTCGCATGAGGAGGCTTGTGCTGCTGACGCAGCCGAATGTGCCACCGAAAAAAATGACGAAGAGACTGGATGGGTCAACGGCAATTTTAGCGATGAATGTCGCCGGAATATGCACGATATTATTGTCAAGTATATCGAGCATCAAGGTATGTAGTCGGCGAAGTGAGTGAATGAAGTAAGTGAATGAAGTAAGTGAATGAAGTAAGTGAACGAAGTGAGTGAACGTGTGTGTGTGTGTGTGTGTTTTTTATTTGTGGCGTGTTTTACGATAAAAAAGTGTTAGTAACACACACACACACACACATACTGACTTACCTGATAAGGGTGATTGACATCGCCATATCTCCTTCTTTCAATTTACCATTCGCGACGCATTGACCAGTGTTCTTTGACGTAGACGTCCCAGTTGCCGTCGTCGCGAGCCTTGCGAATTGCTTCTGGGAACATTTCGGGACACGTCCATTCATTCTCGTCTTGATGAGCGAGAAAACATCTCACTCCACTGCGGTTGGCACAGGTCGGGTTGAGTCGAACCAAATGCCCGATACGGTCCTCTTGAATCCTCGCCTTCATTTTTTCGATGGTTCTTCGAGAGACGGTGCGGTGAGCCGCCCATTCTCGATGACGTTCGCTTTCTTCGTGTTTCTTCCAGTGTTTGCTTTTTCCGCTGTATCCGCAAACACACGTCCAAGACGCATCATCCGTTCCAAATCTCCATGAACCAACCGAGTGTCTTGCGATGAAGGGGCAGACAGTCGCGTCAGGATTCCTGTAGTCCCTTTCAAATTTAGCCGCGATCTTCTCAGTCGCTTCTCGCAACAACTGGGTTCGGTCTTGTTCTTGAATCGTCATCCAGTGTTCCAGCGTGACCCACGCACACTCAGGAAGTTCTCTGATAACGCGAAGCCACGCTTGGTAATCGACTTCGCCGACACTTCGTTGTGGCTGCTCTGCGAAAAGATGAACCGACGCATGGTAGGAGGGGGGAGGGGCTTGCTGTCTCGCAAGGGGGGCGATGGCAGCAGCAGCAGCAGCACTGGCAGCCGCTTCTCCCACTTCACGTCTTCTGGTTTCTTCTTCACCTCGGTGGAGAGCACATAGTGCGTTCATTGCCACGAGATACTCACCTTCAGGCATTTTGGATTGATGGTCTTCGATGATGCGCATAAGCGCCGCCAAATTGGGGTTCACTGATCCGTGTTCTTCTGTTCCTGACATTGTTCGTTCGTTCGTATTCGCGTTTTTGCCTCAGCTATATTCCACCGATTGTAAAAAAGCATTTCAATTTTTTTACAATATACGCAACATTATGTATTTCATCATATTTTACTCGAGAACATACACTCGCTCGAAGAGGGGTCTTGGATGAACGAACCATGTTGTTCTAATACCATTGGCGGTGGGTATCGGGCTCCGTTGAGATTCGGTGTAAAGTTCGGGATGTGTCCATTCATTTCGTTCCTGTCGGGTAGTGAAGAATATAATTCCGCCGAGGTCTGTCTGGGATAGCGGGTTGAAACGACACAATTCTCCTTCTTCATCTCGTCGTATCTCGCGTTTCATGCGTTCAATCTTTCGGCGACTCACTGTGCGATGTTTTGCCCACTCTCGGTGACGCTCGCCTTGTTCGTGTCGTTGCCAGTTTCGGCAATATCCTTTATATCCACATACACATTCCCATACTCCAATTACACACCATCTGCCGACGGCATGTCTTGCGATGAATGGGCATTCTTCTGGGTCAGGATTTCGACAAGACGCTTCACTTCTATTTACAACCATTTCGGTTGCTTCGTGGAGAAATATCCTGCGGTCGTGTTCTGGATACTGAATCCATTCCTCGGGCGTCATGCTGTGGTGGTCTGGATGGTAATTCATCACGCGATACCACGCCGCTTGTTCGGCACGGTCTTCCATTCCGGGGGGCATAACAGAGTCGATGGGTGCTCTGTGTGCGGGTGGAGGGGGCACCGCCACAATCGCCATCGGTATTTCACGGTGAAGCGCACCGAGAGCATTCATTGCCGCAAGATACTCCCCTTCGGGTATTTTGTCTTGATTATCTTCAATCACACGCATAAGTTCCGCCAAATTCAGGTTAACTGCCATTTTCGGTCGCTCGCTCACTCGCTTTGCTTGGATGATTTACAATATTGTAAGAAATATATATCAATTTTTTATGTTAAAAACCGCATTCAATGAATAAACTGAATACCATAGCGGGGTTTATTTGAACCGGATTTCGGTATAAAACCGAATAAAGACGACGCCGACGCCGAGGCCGACGCCGAGGCACCCTTAGAACCTTCGCCGCTTGTGACACCGACAGAACCAGTTGTTAGTTCTAATACCGACGACGCACTACGAGCCGCCGCCGCCGCAAAAACCGCCCTCGACGGCGAGATTAATTTTCCCGTCATTATTTGCGGGATTTGGGAATAGCGATTCACGCGCATAAAATGACGGACATCGCGAAGAAGTGAACTCCATGAATATGTGCGGAGATTTGCTTGGTTGGCGCGGAGAATCGCGAAGACGGCATAAGTGAGAGCACCCGCAAAGGCATTATTGATATACGCGTCGGCGGAGGTTTGTTCGTCACGCGACCCGCTAATCATAAAGACCTCGCCAGCCGTCTCGGTATATTTCCCCTGAACGAATGCTTTCTGTTGGGTGCGCCAAACCGCCGCACGTCCCGCCGAGGGTGGTTGAATAAGCAGACTGTAATCTTCATATTTAAAGCGAATATCGCACCCAGTGCCGTTGTGGCAGCAGTCGAGGATGACGTAGAGACGCGCCCCGCGCGGAACGCGGTTCACAAGGAGTGACCGGAGTTCATCATCGGTAATGATTCCACCCCCCACAGAGGGAGACGCATTGTAATCAAGTGGGCAAAGACACGAATCGAGTCCAGTGACTTCATCGCCGTTTGTATCGCGAACGAGAGACCCATGACCTGAAAAATGGAAAACGGCTTCATCGCCAGAGACCATGCCCGCAACAAGAGCGGACAATCCTGTCAAAATATTTTGGCGGGTGGGGGGGAGGACCGACGCACCTACAGTAGTCGTCGCAGTATCGCCGGAACTCCGGTTTCCGTCAGTAAGCATAGTAATCGAACCAGCAGTATAACCTAAATTTAAACGCAGATATTGTTCGACATTTACGACGTCATTATAACATCCGTTCAGCATCGCACTCGGGTTGTTATTGTAATTGATACCGACAAGTAGGGCAGTTCGCCGAGAGGCACGGGTGACCGAGGATGACATGGAATGCGGATGATTTGCTATATTGTGTAAAAAGATAATAATAAATACTTACTACGTAATGAATAAAAATAAACAAAACATTATCGAATGAAGTTGGCATTTATTACTGGTATAACTGGTCAGGACGGGTCTTATTTGGCAGAACTCTTATTACATCAACTGAAAGGAAAAGTGAGTTTGAATATATGATACAATCGAGAAATTCATTGAAGAGACGATAAATTGATTGAAGAGATGTTTAGTTAGACGACGCCTCGGCATCACCGTCATCCGTTACGAACAACCGATTCATCGCACACACCTCCGGTTTGTCAGCACTTCGCAGTGACGTGAAGATATGTCGCAGAATTGCGTCATGACGCACACGGATTGTATAATCCTGCTGAATCGCCCCGCGCCCGATGCGACCCATTGATTGGATCGCCTTCTCTTGCGACATCCCCTCCAAGTCTTTCCCGATATACCCATGACAGAATTGATAATTCGTGCCATAGATATAGTCAGACGCTGTAATAATCAAATACAGCTTCTGGTGTTTTGCAAGCGTTTTCATAATATCCGTGTATTTCTGGTCGGTTGCATTGGTAATCGCACCGATACCCATGAGGAGCAATAGTTTCCAGTGTGACGCGACATTCAAGAGCATAATCTGTGAGACGACGTCGTCTTCTACGAAGGATGTGAATTCGTTGGAAATCGCGGTTCGGGTGGTCCATCTCTTTAAATGCTCTAAGCGGTTAGGAACGAATAGTTCGTGAAGTGCCGTATATTTCACCGACTTCTTTAAGTCCTCTACTTTGATATGAAGACGCTGTGTTTCCGGATTGATGCGTGTGTCTGATGTGAATTTCCGTGTTTTCTTTTCGTCGTCGGCACCGGCGCCTCCTCCGCCTGCCCCGCTTTCACCTTCCAAGTCTTTAATCAATTTCTCGGTTTTTTCGATATCTTCTAATACGCGTGTATTGAAATCAATCGTTCCCATGATGTCCTCCATGACAATATCGGGTATTTTTGCGATTTGAAGCATGAATGCTGCGACTTTATCAACATGCTCGGTCAAATAGATGGTTGGTCCATCTGTAAGTGTGTGAGCGTCACTTGTAGACAAATTAATAACCGATGCGTATTTGGGTTTGCGGACGCCTGTGAGGGCGTCGTAGATGACTTTCCAATATTTGGGTCGAATATTTTCAAGAAGAAGGAGATAATACTCCTTAATGCTTGACATGGTGATATCGCTGACATCGGAGAACATGTTTTCGGGGAGGTAGCGTTGTGAAGATATGACAAGGCCTTTATTATCATCGGTGTCGGGGTCATCGTCCATGTCCTTCTTCTTCTTCGCGTCGTTCTTCGTCTCGGCGTCGCTGTCATCGCTGTCCTCGCTGTCATCGCTGTCCTCGCACTGGATAGGTTTTGTCACTAACCCAATAAACTGCAGCACCCCTCGAAGGTCAAAATACCGCATCAATGTCTTATACGTCTTACAATGCTCGACGCATTCCAATAAGGAGTTATAGTCGGCACCGAACATGTAATGTGGGAGTTCGATAAACCCGCCTTGATTGACAATCGGGATTGACTTCTTGAAATCGTGACTAACCACGCTATATACATCGCCTCCATGCTTCACCTTGAAATCCTGAATGACATCCACGATTTCATCCTCACGCGGCAATGTCGCCGACGACAACACGATATTTGGAATGAGGTTTCCACTCCAATTGCGATGGATGATAGGGTGAAGTTCGTGGTCTGCGTAGTCCAATGAGATTGTCGGCTCGTCCCAATACATCAATAATTTGTCAAGGGGGTTAAACGCCATCATGTATCGCATCGCAAGCAGATAAGACCGAATATCGCAAATCATGATTTCGACATTATCGCCGATACTGTTATCAACTTTACGAATGCGACCGCTACGTCTGTCACGGATCGCCTCCTTCGCCGAATAATAATGAAGACGAATATCGTCAATGTTGCTACACCCGAACGCGAATGCGATGCGTTTTTTCACGGAAATCGCCGCCTTTGCCAGTGCCAGCCCGACGTGTCGTGCAGCACACACGAAAATGATTTTGTATTTCTCTGACAACCCTAGCGGCGAAAGCGTCTTGCCCGTGCCTGTCGGCGCGATATATAATATGAGTTTCGCATCAGGCCGTTTTGCGATTGTGAAGAGTTCTTTTTGATGCTCGTATAATTGAAAGTCTGCATATTTAAAGACCGCCTCGTTCTGTTCAACAAACCGATACGCATTACGAAGAAACCCCGCGATTTTGACGTCGGGTTCAAATACCTCGATGATATAATTCGCAAAATCGACAATGTGTGCGTTAATTCCAATGACTGATTTTTTAAGCATAAGCTTCAATGTATAATAATGCTTCATCCATTCATTCGGGCCAATGGCGACCCCAGCCCCGTCCATCATCGCCGCACCACCGCCATTTTTCGTTTCCAGCATCGATTCAATTGTAGTCATAATGTGGTGGTCGTATGTATCGCCAGAACCGCCAAATGTTGTATTCATATTTTGTATTCTCATCAAATCGACCTTCTTCATCACCTTCTTCGATTTTGCGGTGATTTCAAATTTCGTGCTCCGTGTGGCGATGACACTCATGCTCATGATGCGTTCAATCCATTTCTTGAAGTATTCATTGAATAGGTAATCCTCCATCTCCGGTGTTTGTGTTATTTTCAACCGCGATATCAGTGATTGTTGTATATTGAACGTAATATTGACATTATGAAATCCGTCGATGATGAGTTTCAAGATACGCATCTCATCTTCGGACTCCATAATTTCAACACAGTTCCATTCTTCACCAGTAAGTTTCACTTGAACAAGGGTCGCTGCTGCTGCTGCTGCTACTAGTGACATATTTAGAATCAAATAGTTATAAATAACCTCAATACATTACTATCATTGTGTAATCGTTTTAAATCAATTTTAGTGATAAAAGTATTATAAATGGGCGATTCGTCCCTAAATTGAAATAAATAGAACAGTGTATAGTAGATTATCCCGGCTGGCCATTCCCCTTTCTGTATCGTTAATATGTCGCAGTCGCAGTATATACCACCAGTGATTGTAAGTTTTGACGGGAATATTGGTTCTGGAAAATCAACGACCTGCTATGAGTATGAGCGTTATCTTAAAAACGGGATGAATGCCGGTGATACCGGTGATGCGCCGCCGCCGATATTCCCCGCCATTACATCATTCGAGGAAGAGGTGTGTTTTGTAGATGAACCAGTCGCTTTATGGAGCCAGATATGTGACAAAGACGGTGTAAATATCCTGACAAATTTATACAAGGATATTCGCGCCAATGCGTTCAAATTTCAAATGATGGCGTATATTTCGCGGCTATCTTTGTTGCGAAAGGCGGTGAAAAACCCCAAAATCAAGTTGATTATCACCGAGCGAAGCGTTGAAACCGACCGAAATGTTTTCGCGAAGATGTTATATGATGCTGGCGATATTTCGCATGACGAGTTCCAGATTTATACGATGTGGTTCGACGAGTTCTTGACGGATGTTCCTTTATCTGGTATGGTATATATAAACGCATCTCCGTCTGTCTGTATGGAACGCATTAGCAAGCGTGCCCGAGTCGGCGAAACTATTCAGGCGGATTATATCCAACGGTGCCATGACTACCACGAAACGTGGATTCGCACAAAGACGTGTCCATTATTAGAATTGTCTGCGGACGAAGATATGAATGGAACGCCGAATCTTCTTTCGGTGCGGATGGAACGCATCACTGATTTTATTCGGGGATTATTGGCGACGACGACGACGACGACGGTGTAAACGAATTAAACATGACTATAGTATTATTATTATTCAATACCCATTGAACAAGAATAATTTACCTTTTTTTAACGGATTGTCGTAAAGTGTCAGCAATGGAGAGTAACGACGAGGCGGGATGTCAATTCGTATCAAGTCGCGGTTTATTGAAATCGTGTCGAGTTCGTTCAATGAACCCAAAATCAAGTTGCACCACGGATCTACAGTATATTACGGATTTTATTGAGGTACAGCACCTCGACCGCGGAACATCGCCGGTCAGCATCTATGTTTGCTGTGACGCATTTCAAACATTTATTCAAGAATACGCACGGCAAATTCATGTGCCATATATCGTCGTATGCGGGGATGGCGATCTTACGATGTTTCGCGAAGCGGTTCCAACCCACCCGAATCAGTTTGTCATGTTTATGCTGAACCCGAATATGCGCGGGCTTTTCAGTCAAAATATGGATATTCACGACTGTCGCGTTTTTTTGAAAGAAAAGATAACGAAACTATGGAATGCCAATGCGAGTGTATTTAAAGCCACCGCCGAAGCCACCGCCGAAGCCACCGAATCCGTCGCCGAATCCGTCGCCACCGCACCTGCGTATTCATCATTAGACGACGCGATTCAAACCGCCCAAAATAAACTAAAACAATTCCCGATTGGAATGGATTATCATACGATTAGTGCTAATCCGCGGCACCATTGGCTGCTTCATTCATCGTCTTCTACTGAGGCCAGTATGACGACGCCTGTAGCACAAGAACGAATACTCGTAGAACAAATCCGTGAGGGAATGATGCCGTTTTATCAACGGAAGATACGAATCTATTCGAATGTCATGTTATGCCCCGACCGGTTCAACGACCGTGTTAGTGCCATCACGATAATACCGAGTGCTCTCATCACTCAGCAAAACGGGTTTATACCGAGGACCGAAACTTGGAAGAATATGGTAGAATACGCATTCGTATTATCGCCGTTCGGCAACGGTATGGATTGTCATCGCACATGGGAAGCATTATTGTGTGGATGTATTCCAATCGTGCGTTCGTCCGTTTTCAACGAGTTGTTCGATGGTCTGCCCGTTCTTATCGTGGATAAATGGGAGGATATTTCATTACAATTATTGGTAACAACGCTATCACAATTTAAAGACCGACTCGATAACAACGAATTCAATTATGACAAATTGCGACTATCGTATTATACGAAAATGTTTATAACGACCGACTAAATAAGCCGTTTTGCGACCCTTGCGTTACAATCGTTGGTTCCGCCCAATACACGTTGAGAGAAAGATCTCTCGCTACATCATTTAGCCACCAATCAACGCCCCCGTTTGGCGGTTCGATTTTACTCTTCAAGTTCGCCACATAGTCGCATATCTTCTTCGCGCATCGTTTATGAATAACATAACTATCGGTACAACGAGCGGCACCGTTTCCCCCCCATGCGGTTTCGTGGAGGCATTTTTTGTAGATGTATTGATGCGGCGCCTGCATATATTTTGGAATATGTAAATTACAACCATCGCCAATAAATAACATATCGTAATCATTCGGCAATTGTGTCATATATTCCTTGAGTTTATTCATGAAATCCGGCGAGAGAACGACGTCATCTTCAAATACTAATACATCCTCGTCGTCCCCACTGATATTATCCTCCATCAACCGATACACATAAAGGTGCTTCAAATGAAGCGATAATTCTTTTCGTCGATGAGTTACATAGTTTTTACCGAACTCGGGGCAATCATCATCGGTAATCTCGTCTTTATCGAATTTCTCGATGAATTCGTAGTTGGTGATACCGTGTCTCTCGAATTGCTCTAAAATAAACTCTTTTCGCTGTGTTAGTTTTGAATAGTGAAGAACGAATATTTTCATGATTCTGTTACTATTTACACGCTAGTGTTTATATTTGTTATTGTTAGTTATGCACCGAATAACCACCGAATGCCTGTCGATAGTATATTGCCGCCGCTGCCTTCGCTCATAGTTTCTTGTGGCATGGTTATGCGTGTATCATCATACTCCTCACTAGCGATGGCTGAAGAACCATTTTCGATATACCCGCCGCCGCCGCCGCCGCCGCCGCCGTCCCCCGCCATCGCAGTCAATAATACCGACTTTGGGCGATACAGGAGAATATCATTCTCATATTTTGTTATTTTGAAAAGGTCTTTTCCGTAGATTTCGTAAAGAAGCAACCATTCGAATATGCCTCCTGTATAAATATGAACATTCGTAAAACCGAGTTTCACCAACTGCTCGTATTTATGTAATATGGTGATGTCATTTGAATTCTTGCCATACACGATAATCATAATATTGGGCTGCCGCTGAATACATGAATTTACAACCCGTTCCTCGAAACATATATCCACCGTAGTTTTGATAAGACAGTGTTGGAGAGATGGTGGAAGTGTATTAATTATCAGCGTAGAATGCTTCACATTTAAATTACGATAGACGACCATTTGTAAGTCCTCATAGCTTACTTTAGGTATAAGTGATACTTGGTTGCCCATGAATGTATCTGGTGCGTGCGGCGTGTATAAATAATATAGTTAGTTATATTTACAATATTATTTGTTTTTATCTATTTTACGTGTATCGTATATCAGTCGAATGTAATCACGATATCCACGAACTCTTTCTTGATGCCTTTTGTTGCCGATGACGATAACTCCTCTCGTTTTTTGCGTTGTTTGATTTTAGAGGCGATGCTGCTGGCGCCGGTATCATATCCGACTGATGTCGCCGCCGATGTCGCCGCCGATGTCGCCGCCGATGTCGCCGCTGCCGCTATATCTCCGCCACCAAATGTCATCTTTATTTCGCATCCATCCACGGTGGCCGACGACGTTTGATGCGATTTCGCCATTTTGCGTGAAGTATTATTGCGAATATTCATATCGGTCTCAATGACCGAGTAATTCTCGTGGATATATCGAAGCACCTGATTTTCGATTGCCCATTTAAAGAAGTTGAGTTGCCCTAGCGTGGTTTGAATATACGTAGTGCCATTTTTGTGCGGGACGTTGATTCTGTCCCATCGACAAAATGGGTCGAACCGTTTCTTCGAATAGGCGCGAAGTTTCAATTTATAATCCACATAAACTTTGAACCGTTTTGTGGGAGTTCCGCTGTCTTCGAGTTCATACACCGTATAATGTTTCTTGGAGTAATTCGTGACAAACCAGTCCATGATACGCAGGGAAATATTCGTGGTGCCGTTGATGACCGACAGCATCTTGTTCATATTCTCTCCATTATTCTCGTTATAGAAACGGAGGACTTTGTGAAGAAGAAGGTCGTTTTGTGTATTATAAAGACTGTTGGCGTGAGCGAGAAGAGGAACACCTGCGGTGGCTGCGGTAACTGCGGTGGCTGCGGTAACTGCGGTGGTAGGGCTATGTGAAAGGGGAAATTGTTGCTGGGAGTCTTTGGGATGTTGGGCGCAGGCTAGCATGTTTGTGTAATAAAAATGATAATCGAAAACTATTTATACCTCTTTTACTCGCCCCCAGCCTACCACGGCGGAATATGTAATATAAACACATTATTACAATATGATGTATCAGTATTCATTATGTCTCTCGATCGTGCCGATTCGATTTCGCCAGATAATTGCGTGGCACAGTATAAAAAGGCGAATTCAATGCTTCAGACAGAATACACCGGCGAGTCAGACAGCGACGACGAAAACGCAGAACACAATAAACTCGTCGTGGATTTACAGAAAATGCCTGCGGGACAATACGAATATTACACCGACGCGCATTCTATAATAAATCAAATGTTACTGTATATGTATCATACGATTCATAACTTGGTTCATATCCCCGACGGCGGCGTAAGCAGTGTTGAATCCGCAGGGGTGTCAACGCCTCCGGTTCCACTCAAGTTGCGCCGCCGCCCTTACAAATACGACAAGGAGGATTTTTGCTACGTCCAGATTGGATATGGTAATTATAAATATACGTATACGGTTCCCGCAACGAAGACCGAACCCGAAAAATCCGCCGAGTTTTTAATCAATTACCGCCAACAAGAGAAAATCATTGGAACGCAAGATTCAGCGGCGAAGTTTGAATATATGACGATTCTCACGGATTCGCCGGTTGTATTTCACCACTTTTATCGCGAAAGCGACAACTTCCTTGAAAACAATGAGCAAGATGTTAGCAAACTTCACGTCTATGTGATGACAAAATACGGTGAGTGGATGCGTTATAATAAAATCCCCTCACGCACCCTAGATACCGTTTATTTCGATGAGAAGTTGAAACAGAAAATGCGTGCGGATATTACCGACTTCTTGAAGAAGGAGAAGGAATATGATGAGTTCGGGATTCCGTATAAGAAGAACTACCTCTTAACGGGTATTCCGGGCAGTGGAAAGACGAGTATTATCAAGGCGATGTGTAAGGAAATCGGGTATAACTTGTGTATTTTTTCGATTAACCATGATACGGATAATAATACGGCCTTATCGGCGTTCCGCGATATCCCGCCCAAGTCCGTGTTACTGTTTGAAGATATTGATTGTCTGTTTGAGAAACGCACGGGCACTGCCGAAAACAAGAGCACATTTACATTCAGCAACCTCCTCAATTTGCTGGACGGTGTCTTTTTCCGCAAGGGGCTGATTTCATTTATTACAACGAATCATCCAGAGAGTTTGGATCACGCGTTGCTGCGACAGGGGCGGACGGATATGATTATACATATGAACTACCCGAAGAAGGTGGATGTGAAGCACCTGTTTCGTGATATGATGCGGAAAGAGGAGATGACGGTGGAGGAAATCGACCGCGAGTTTGACAAATTTTACGAACATATCGCCAAGAAGACGATTACGATGGCGGGGATTGTCGGGTTCCTGTTTCGGTATAGAAAAGCATGGGCGGAGAATATCAACGAATTGCTGGATGCGGATAAGTTTATCAAGGAAGTGACGCGGAATGTGGAGGATAGCAAGTTGTATGCTTAGGGATACGACCCGAGAATGTATAACTATTATATTGTGATTGTCACTAAAGCCCCTACACGACGGCCGTTGATGACTTATCTTGTGAAGAGGATTTGGTTGGGTTTCTATCACACGCACATAATAATAATCTTCTGGTATTTTCGGCGGCTTTTTGTTCAGCGGCGGCCGCAATAACGTCCCCAACTCCTCTAACTGGTTGGTTGTGTTGTTGTGGTGCTCTCGACATCTCGGAGGGGGGGCTCTGCTGTGTATATGGTGCCATATCGTGGGTCTGGGGCGGGGGCAATTGTCGCATTGATTTTGGTTGTTCAACCCGGGGCGTTGTCGACAAGGGTCCAACCCCTATCCCAGTATCATTTCTGGGAGGTTCTTTAGTGACTGTTGACAGTGGTGGTGCTGCGCCGCGCGGCTCCGTAATCGTCATCGCGGATGGGGCAACAACAGTGCCAACAGATGGACTTCGACTAAATCCTGGTGATACGTTTGATTGTTGTGAGGCGACTGGTTGTGGGTGCCGCACCGGTTGAAAAGGGACGACGGCTTCTCTGGTTTGAAGCGGGGTGGGGGGCGGAGCACTCCTTAAAAACTCCGGCGGATTCGACGAAGCCGCCGCTACATTATGAGATGACCAACGGGTCCTTATAGCATGTTTTACCGCGTCACTATTTTTAGGATGTATAAACCGTACTAACTGTTTAGCTAAGTTAATATCATTTGGAATATTACGTATAAACCCTATCTTTTCATCTTCATCAAAGTTATCCCAATTATCTAATGCTGTGATAACCTTCTCTTCTGGTATCATGTCGCCCCAACCTTCCGGATATACCCCCCCCACCATAATCTTCCGCTTTTTGGTATATTTCTTTTTATTACTCCTTCTTCTAGATACATGTTTTTTACGCCGAATGGTTTTTTTTTTGCCGCCAAAACCTCCTTTATGTCTTTTCTGTTGTCGTGACAGTGCGGTGGGTTCTCCAGACGACGGCGGCGGCGGTTTTAGCGTAACAACAACTGTACGTTCTAGGGGTGGGCGGGGGTAACCTCCGCTATTATTTTTTACAGTAAAGGTTACTTGCGTGTACGGCGCACCCCTTACTAACTCGTTAAACTTATTTATATTCGTCGAACGTTCGTCTTGTGAGTTCATATGTAATTCGTTTCCATTTATGTGTGTGATCGTGTCTCCTGTGCGAAATGGTTCTTTAAGGTCACCTACCAACTTTATTGCCTTAAACACAAAATCCAAATTACTACGATTTAAATCAGTAATAATGCCTTGTACCTCAGGGCGGGCACGTGGCGACGGTGAACTCACTGGGGGCGGTGATTCCGGAAGTGGTTGCCTTCTGGCAACGATGAATCTATTATCACGATGCTCCGACGGGGGGGTGGGATGTTCGCCGCGTTGTAATCTTCTAACTTGGCCGAATAGGCCCGCAGGACGATCTTCAGCTGATTTTATATAAGCTAAATCTGCTTTTACTGTCTCGCTTAACTGGGTATGTTCTTGTGTTAGAACTCGTAGTTGTTGTTCTAGCCGTTGTTTTTGTTGCTCGTCTCGTGTCTCTTGACTGTTTCTTTCACTCTCACTTTTTAACTTATCTATTGTTTGTGCTACTAGTTTTAAATTGGCTTGTGTTTGTTGTTGTTGTTGTTGTAGTAAAGCATGTTGCGGTTGCCATTGTGGCTGTATCATACCAATAGGTTGTGGTTGTTGCGGTGAAAGTAGGGAGGGACCGGGATCGGGACCGCCTCGTGAAAATTGCGGGTTAGGTGTACTGGTCGGCAGCTGCGGTAGTTGTTGTTGTTGTAGTTGTTGTTGTTGTTGTTGTTGTAGTTGTGATATCGTACGAATAAATGATGGCCCAGATATCGGTGGAGGTGGTGACGATGGAACGGTGGGATTTTGCCAGTAAGGGTCGGGGTAATGTGGCGACGGCATACTACTAACATTCTGCACCGGCACCATGGTCGAGGCGGTTAAACTACCCAAGTGCGACTCACCACCAGGCTGCGTCGAACCTGTAAGGGGCGATGACGACTCTGGTCCACTAACATTCTTACATTTACAATCCCATTCCGTGTCCGGTTCCGATTTCGGTGATTTACCCCTATTCCTCCTCCACCTATCCAACCACTCCGCCCCCCCCACCATTCTTTTTTTGCGACTTTTACTTTGTTTCACAATCCGCCGTCTTTTCGTTATACGAACCATTCGTATGAGTATTATATTACCGAGAGAATAATATTACCAAAAGAGAATAATTA